GACCCCCACCTCTTCGGTGCCGTCGTCTTCGACCGCAGTCATCCCGCGCTGATCGCGGAACTGGAGCGGCTGAAGGACACCTTCGATCCCGAGCGGCGCTGGGTACGCTCCGATGGGTACAGGCTGAGTGACAGGGTATGGCTCGCCGGACAGGAAACGCGACAGCAGATCGACACCATCCTCCGGCGGGCGATGGCGACCGGCGAAGACGCGTTGGTGACCGCGACGAAGCTGGAGACCTACCTGAACCCGTCGCTGCAACCGATCCGCGACGCGAACGGGCGCCTGGTCCGCGACACGGCGGCGAACCGGAAGCGCTTTCCGGAACTGGCGGCGAAGCAGCGGCGGTCGGTCCTGACGTTCGCGCCGGGGCGCGGCGGGCGGGGGTCGTACGCCGCGCGGCGGCTGGCCAGGACCGAAATCTCCCGGGCGCACGCGGAGGCGACGCAGGAAGCGGCGGACCTCAATCCGTGGGTCGATGGGCTCAGGTACCACACGAGCGCCAACCACCCCGAGCCGGACGAATGCGACGATCGCCGGGGCCGCGACGTCGGCATGGGACGCGGGGTCTACCCGATTCGGGATTGCCCGCTGCCGCCGGCGCATCCCCACTGTCGATGCTACGTCACGCACCGTGTCACCGAGGATGCCGACGCCGTCGTCGATGCGTTGCGGCTCCGCTACGGGCTTGTCGACGATGAGCCCCTCGTGATGACGCCGTCGCGGTTCGGGGCGCTGCGCTTGGTGGAGCGGGCGATCGACGCCGCGCTGCGGTTGATCGGGTTGAGGGAGGCGGCGTAAATGGGCGACCAGGAGCGGTTGGAGGAGATCGTTGCCTGGTACGCCGCGGCACTTGGCCTTGAGAACTGGCGCATCGAGCTCCGCGCCGACGACTACGCCAACGACGGCAGCGAGGGCAGCGGCGACGCGTGGATCAGCGACTACTACGACAACGCGATCATCGGAGTCAAGCCGGGCGCCGAGCAGACCTGGACGCACGACACCGAAGAACAGACGGCCGTCCACGAGCTCGTCCACTTATTGATCGAGCCACTCGCGCGGATGTACCGTGATCTCCTGCATGGCATGGACCTACCGAGTCGGGCCTACAACGCGCTCGACAACCAATACGATCGCCTGTATGAGCGAGCGTTCGAACGGATCGCGCTGGGGTTGGTTTCCTGCGCTCACACCCCGCGATCGGGGGCGCCGCCGAAGGTGGGGACGCTGCTGCGAAAACGCGGCGCCGAGGCGATCGCGGTGCCACCGCTGCCGGGAGGGGCCCCGTGAGTGCCCCGCTGCGTCCGCTGCCACCGCCCGAGAAGCGGCAGGACACGGAACTCCGTGCTTTCCTCCACGTCGTTTACCGCGCCCTCAAGATGGTGACCGCTTACCTCGAAAAGACCTACGGATTCTGATGGTGTATGATGTGAGCCCAGACGAATAGGGCCGCTCGGCTTCTGCCGACCCGCCCGCCTTTGGAAAGGATCGCCGCTTCGGCGCCCGTCCTTCCCGGAGGCGGGCGTTCTTGTGTTTCCCGGCCCGGACACACCCGCCGACGCCGCCGGCGCAACCGCGGTGCAGTTTCGAGGGGGTTCGCCATGTTCGGCCGCGCTCGTCTGCCGTGGGACTTCTCGCCGATCGGTCCGTACCTGTCGCCGGACGGGGAGGGTGGCGCGGGGACCACGCCCGCGCCAGAGACCACCCCCGCGCCCGTGACCACGTCGGCACCGACGACGACGGACGCCACGACGCATCCGCCCGACGTCCAGGCCAAGATCGACGCGGCAGCGGCGGCGGCACGGCGCGAAGGCGAGACGGCGGGACGCAAAGCGGCCGAGGCCGAGGCGACGCGCAAAGCCGCCGAGGAGAAGGCCAAGGCGTCGGGCGAGTGGGAGAAACTCGCCACCGACCGCCAGGCCGAGATCGATCGCCTCAATGGGGAGATCGCCAAGCGCGATCGAGAACTGCTCGTCGGCAGGGTCGCGGCCAAGCACAAGCTGCCGGAGGAGATGCACGGCCGCCTCGTCGGCGACGACGAGGCCGCACTCGACGCCGATGCCGCCAGCCTCGCCAAGCTGATCGGGCCGCCGAAAGCCGGCGACACCGAAGTCGGTAAGGGCAAGGGCGCCGGCAAGGGCGGCGACAACGGCGCACCGAAGACACCGACCAGCGACGGCAAGCTGCCGACCTATTCGTTCGTCCCCCACGGGGCCGTCGCGGTCCCGCCGGAGTAGGACGCATCCACGCAGGAGGGCCAAGCGCATGGCCGCAGTGACACGGGTCAAGGGGCGCGTCGTGACGCCGCCGGGGTACGAGTACGTCGGCCCGCCGTCGGCGGCGAACGGCGCCACGGCGGCGGAGGACCTGGAGGCGGGCGAACTCTGCTACCTCGACGCCGACGGCTGGCACCTCGCCATCGACGACCAAGCGATTGCCGGCACCAAACTCGGGTTCGCCGCCCAGGACTACGACGAAGGCCGCAAGGACTGCTCGATCCTCTTCCAGGGCGAGATCGACGGCTTCTCCGGGTTGACCCCCGGCGTGCCGCTCTTCCCAAGCGCCAGCACCGCGGGCGGACTCGACACGACCGTCCCGACCTTCTACGGCGCGGCCACCACCCCGGCCGTCGCGGTGCCGGCGATGCCGCGGATCTGGGCGCTGTCGGCGACCAGTATCTACTTCGATTTGTGAGGGGAGGTGGATCATGCCACGCGGGATCATTGACTCCACGACCCTGATCGACTCCCCGGCCAACATCGATGCCAACTACGTGCGTACCCTCGAAAATGCGCGCGGGATGAGTTTCCAATCGGCGCTCGAGTCGATCGACTCCCGGCTCAACGCGGTTGCCCAGGTGGCCGACCCGCTCGTCGCCGCCCTCGTCAGCTTCACGACCGAGCCAACCGTCGACGGCAACACCCCGACCGCTTTCGACCTCGAAGAGGAGACCGAGTACGGTCTCGCCCGGCCCGAGTTCTCCGAGAAGCGCGCCCACATGCTGCCGTTCCGGCGGTACCAGAAGGCGCTCGGGTTTACCGAGACCTGGCTGGAGGAGGACGCGACCGAGGCGGAAGTGTTACGGCAGACCGACAACATGCTGGCGACGTTCGTCCGCGGTGGCCGGCTGATGGTGCTGCGGCGCCTGACGGACGACGCCGAGTGGTACGTCGATCGCAAGACGACGGCGCTCTCGCCGGGCTTTGCCGGCAGCGGCAGCGGTGATAACGCGTTCTCCGGCACCTACCCCGACGGCACGGCGCTGCCGGGCGGCTACACCCACTACTTCCGCGACACCACTGCCAACCGGGCGGCGACGATCGCGACCCAGGTGGCCCGCCTCCAGCGCTGGCATCCAGGGCCGTTCGACCTCATCGGCAGCGCGGCGGAGGTCGCCGCCATCGCGGCGCTCGCCGGGTTCACACCCTCCGGCTCCGCCTTGATCGTGCCGGCCCAAGGCGATGCGGTGGCCCAGGTGGATCGCACCCGCTACCTCGGCGTCTACAACGCCGGCGACGGCTCGGCCGACGTCCGGGTCTGGCACTCGCTCTTGGAGCTCGGCTCCTCGGCCAATTTCGCCATCTTCAAGACCTACGGCAACTTCGACGCGCGCAATGCACTCGCCTGGCGGTACTCGCCGCGCTTTGGACGCGGCGTTGAACTGCGGTTCCGCTCGCTCTTTCCGCTGGACGCCGCGTACCTCCGCTACCGCTTCGGCGTCGGAGTCAGAGACCGGACGGGCGCGACCTTGACCACGGTGGCGGCGAGCGGCGATTACACACCGCCCTCTATAGCTTAGCCAAGAGAAGGGTCTGGACGCAGATGCTTCCACGTCCTGCCGCTAATGACATCACAAATCGTCGCGTGACTGACGCCGAATTCGCGTGCGAGTTTGGCGACGGCTCCGCGCTGGCTGGTGTCGATCGACAGGGCGGTCCTGGCTTGCGCTTCGGTCAGCTTTGTGGAGGCGTTCGACTCTCCGCGTGTCTGCCTTCCCTTTGCAACTTTGTCGGCGGCGTTGTCGGCATCGGTGCCAAGGAACAGGTGCGCGGGGTTACAGCAAAGGGGATTGTCGCCCTCAGGGCAGTTGTGGCAGACCCGCATCCCTTCGGGGATCGGTCCGACGTGGATCTCGTAGGAGAGCCGGTGGGTGTAAATCTTCCCGGCACCGCGTGGGCCGATGCCAATCACGCCGTATCCGCTCTGTCCGGCGGTGCTCCCCGTCCACAACCAACAGGTGTCGGTCTTGTTGACCCTTGTCCAGAACCGATCGCGCAACGGCGTGATTGCCGCCAGAGTCGCGCAGCGGCGTCCGCAGTAGCGTGCGCCGCGCTTGGCGAACGTCGCCGCCCCCACGGTGAACGCTTTGCCGCACTGCTCACAGGCGCATTCGACCGTTTGCTGTCGTCTGTGTTCGAGCCAACAGGCGTAACCGCAAAAGCGCGCTCCGCCCACATCCACCTTGCTTTGCCACGCCATGAACTCAACACCACATCGCTCACAGACGCGAGCAATGAGGGGACGACGACTGGTACGCTTCTGGCGCATCGGATTCTGACCTCCCTAACAGGCCGGATGAGGGTGCGATCCGGCCAACGCGTTCCCGCGCGTTGGCCTTTTCGCGTGCCCGAATTATCGCATATCTCTGCGGGATTCGGGGCTACGACATGAGCGCGACCTTCGATCCCGGACTCGGCACCGCACTCGATAGGATTCGTCTCGCCGTGGGAGACACCGCGGTCGAGATCGATCCGGAGACGGGCGAGTCCGGGGCGTGGCTCCAGGACGAGACCTACCTCGCGATCCTGGCCGCCGAGGCGACCGAGGAAGCGGCGCTGCTCGTCAGCGCCAGGGCGGCGCTGGCGAAGGTGGCCCAAAGCCCGACCAGCTACGGCGACGACGCGACCCGCGTCGCCTGGCAGAATCGAGTCAAGGCCCTGACAGACCTGATCGCGGGACTGACGAAGAGGATCGCGGCCGCGACGGCGAGCGGGCAGACCTCGGTCTCCAAGCCGACGCGCGGCGGGGACACGACGCCGGAGTACCGGCGCCCGTACGACTGGCAATTCCAGGAAGGATGGTAGGCGATGCGACAGACCGACGCGGAGATGAAGGCCAAGGCAGAGGCCGAGGCCAAGGCGGCGGCGAACGCGGCCGATGACTTTGGGGCCGATGCCGACGACGACGCGGACGACGACGAGATGCAGATCGATCCGGCGCCCGCGCGCACAACGGCGAAGAAGCGCCCGCACACCGAGGGCACGATCACCGCCGACCACACCGGCAAGGCGCGGTAGGGCGCGATGCCGTCCCTGCTCGCGCCTGCCGACGTCGCGGCCATCAAGCGCCTCCGCCGCGATGGGTTCGCCACCGCCCGTGCCGTGGCCGATCCCGCCACCGACCTGATCCTGAATCGGGACGGGGTTGAGATCGACGCACAAGCGGTGGTTGTCGATTGGGTGAGCCGGCGCAACAGCCGGCGAGTCGGCGGGACGCAGTCGATGAGCGAGACGCAAGCGGACGTGGTGTTCCGGCGACCGCGAGCGGACGGATTCGACGTCGCGCAGGGCGACCGCTTCCGGCTTCAGGATGTCACTGGCGTCATCACACGCGTGTTCGATGATGCCGGCTCCATCTTCGCTGAGGCGACCATCGATGTCGGGAGGCCGTAGGCGATGGCGACGTCCTTCAGGTGGATTGTGCCGCCATCGGTGATCGTGGCCGGGTTGGAGTCGTACGAAAAGCGACTCCTGGCGGCGGTCTTCTCGCTGGCGGAGTACTTCGCGGCCAGGATGCAGGCGTACGCGCAGCAGAACGCCCCCTGGACCGACCGGACCACCAACGCCCGGCAGGGGTTGCGGGCGAAGGCGATCCAAACGGCGACGGCGGTCGTGATCGTCCTCGCAACGACCGTTGAGTACGGGAAATGGTTGGAGCTGGCCAACCAAGGGCGGTTCGCGATCCTCTTGCCGACGCTCGAAACGCACTACCCACAGATCCTGGCGGCGCTGCGGCGCCTCGTCGGAAAGTAGGCCCCGATGCGATCGACCTCGACGACCCCCGATCCCGGCGATGCGAGCGGCTTCGTGGACGTGCCGGAGCCAATCCCGCCGACCACGATGGAGATCCCCGACTACGGCGAGGCGGCGACGCAGCCGCTGACGCGGGAGGGCGAGACCGTGACGCTGGACGCCGACGCGACCGCCGACGCCCCACCAAAGACCGTCAAACGGTCCCGGACGGGCCCAACGCCCGAAAACGAGGATTAGGATGGGACCGGTGGCCTCCGCCGTCTACGCCGCACTCGCCGGGGCGCCGTCCTTGACGGCCGTCCTCACGGGTGGCGTCCATCCGACGCGGCTCACCCGCGAGGGGACGCCGGCGGCGTTCGACGCGTTCGGTCGCCCGTTGCCCGCGGCTGCCGTGATCGACCGGGGCGAGGACCACGACCCCGGCGGCAAGGAGACGGCCTTCGGTGGCTTCCCTCAGGTCTGGTTCCAGGCGGAGGCGACCGACGACGGACGCGCCGCCGTGGAGGCGGCCTGGGAGATCGCCCGGACCACGATCCCGCGCCACGTGACGGGGCCGAACGGGACCGGCGCCGGCGTCAAGGTGGTCGGTCGCGTCGCCGTCGACGACGATCCGGTGATTCCGGGGCTGGTCGTCGGCATGATGCGCCTGCAGGTCGACGGCCTGTGGGCGGTGGGGGCCTAGGCGATGGGGGCCAAGATCGCGCGGGAGCGCGACGACCGCCTCGTCGTCGTCGGCGGGTCCGACCCCAGCGTCGAGCGCCACCGCGACGAACTCTTCGGGCGCCCGGCCGCGCCGGACTTCTCGCCCATCGACGCACGGTACGTCCCACCGCGGAAGGCCCTCGTCGAGTGGATCGGCGACCCGTCACCGTTCGACGCGGAGCTCGTGAGGGCGCTGCGGCTGCGGGGGCTGCTGACCGCCACCGAACGCCTCGTGCTCGGGCAGTTGACGTTCTGGCGGCAACCGCGGATCGACGGCGTGACGGGCTGGACGCTCGGGCCGCGCGACGGGCTGACGAAGACCTACCGGTTCGGCAAGGAGCCCGGTACCTACGTCGTGGAGGTGGACTTCGCCGACCTCGACAACCTGTTCGCCCTCGGCGAGTACTGGCTGATCAAGGGGGAGCGGGTGCGCCGGCCGCGCAGCCCGTTCCGCGTGCTCGGCAGCCATGCCGACGCCCTGCCGCCGCAGCCCGCCGACGACGAGGCGTGGCGGCGGTTCATCGACTACCTGCGCCGCAGGAAGCTCAAGAGCGCGCCGCTCTCGGCGGAGGAGAAGCGCCTTCGGGTGCGCTCCGGCCGCGAGGAGGGACTGGTCGGACTGGATCGGACGGGCACCGTTGGCACCTGGCGGAGCTAGCACCGGCCGAATCCGGCTTGTCGCGCCGGGCGGGGCCTACTTCGGGACGGCCATCGCCGGGCGGTTCTTGGAGACGCCGCCGTGCAAAGAGAAGCGGTGCGGCGAGGACGGGTCGCACCGGCACGTGTTCGACATGACGACCGGGCGCGAGGTGCCCGAATCGATCGCGGAGGCGGGGCCGGAGGGACCGGCCGTAGCAGACCAGAACGGAGGCTGAGATGGCCCTGACGACGCAAGTGGTCCCCCGCGGACTCGAAGACCTCAAGGTCGCGCTGCTGACCGGCGACACGCCGGGCAGCAACGTCGACGTCTACGGCTCCAAGTCGATCAGTTGGGATGTCGAGTCCGACTCCGACGAGCAGACCGGCGACAACACGACGATCGCGATCGTCCGCCTCCCCAAGCGGCTGACGGGATCGATCACGATCGGCTCGGTGCCGCTGGCGGCCCTCGCCGTGATGGTCGGCGGGTCGGTGGTGCCGTCCGGGACGGGGACGACCGAACTCAACACCCTCGACGAAAGCGCGTCGGCGGGCTCGACCTACTTTCAGGCGACGGCGACGACGTTCAACC